TCATCAACCCAGAGACTGCTAAATTTAACATCAAAAAAGATGAAAACTACGATTTCCCGGAAAGACTCCACATTATTATTTATGGACAATCGCTATCAGTAGGTTCGCAAGGTACACCTATTTTATCAACACCCGTAGGTTCTACATTAATGTATGATACCGGTGTTATTAGCCTGGGTAAAAAACCAACTAATTTAATTCCATTAAAAGAAAATGGAGTTGAGACACTAGCATCAGGATTTGCCCATGGTTTTGTATCGCATATCGAACAACATTCATATGGTATGGCGGGGAGGGAACTAATCTTAAATGCTGCCGGCGTCAGTGGCGAGCGCATTCGCAATCTTGGAAAGGGAAAACCCGCCTATAATGATGTTATTAACCAAATTATCTGGTGCCAGGAACTACATAAAAAAGAGGGGAAGGAATACTCTCCTGACTATATTATTTGGTTGCAGGGTGAAGCAGATGCCGGAGATGGTATGTCCGGCGCTGAGTATAAAAAACTGCTATCACAACTTCGAAAAGATCTCGAAATGGATCTGGCCACAATGCGTGGCGATAAACCGCTATTGATGTTTACCTACCAAATGGCTTCCCATGGTTTTTATGTCGGTTCTGCCGAACATTCAAGTGTAGAAATTCCTTTAGCACACTTGGAAATTTCTCACGAGGATGAATATTTCCGCTGTTTTGGACCTAATTATATGTTTGCAGGTTCAGATAATGTCCATAAAACAAACCATGGATATCGCCAAATTGGATTGCAGGCAGAAAAAGCTATCAGACATGAAATGTTAACAGGAAGACCATTCAGACCATTAGAACCTAAAGTTGCACGCTTGCTTTCAGAACGCGTCATTATGGTTGAGTTTAACGTTCCCGTGCCGCCAATGGTTTTCGATAACACTATCGTTAAACAATTACCTGACGGAGCTAATGGTTTCGAGGTTCACGATGATACAGGGCGTATCCCTATCGTCTCCACCGAAATAATTGGTGGTCATAAATTAAAAATAACTACAACTCGTAATTTGATTGGGAGTGTATTCGTTGCAGCAGGTTACACCCCTGATAATAGAGGAGAAATTACCGAAAATCGATACAAAAGTTGGTTTTCCGGTCCAACCACCGGTGTAAGAACAACTTTAAGGGACTCTGACACAACAGAAACAGACCTTTCAGGTCTTGATGGAAAAAGCTATTCACGCCATAACTACTGTGTACATTTTCATATGAGGGTTAAACAATGATTCCAGGATTACGTATTACAATCGCAAAAGACTTCAACAATCCATACCTTGAGAAATCAGCAACAGGGTCGTTACTTTCCTTAGCTGGAAATATGGCAATATATGAAATGAGAGGAGTGTACGATCGCGGTCAAAACAGAAATCATCTAATTCTTAATAATTTAAACATTGATGATAATGGTTTGAATTGCGACGGAATAGAACAGCATAATGCTTATACTGGTCTTATAGAGCCAGAAGAGTTCACCATAGTAACATCTATATATGTACCTGAAAATCCGACACAAACATCGCAAATTTATAGCTCAATCGCAGAAACAGGAAGCCCATTATCTGGGACCCGCATAGCCATTACAAATACAGGTGGGCTCACAGCCTCTGTTGGCGCTAACCCACGAGTAGTTATCATGAATTGCGGCCAAGGCGTAGGAGGCTGGACTACCTTTAGTTTTACCGTTACTAATTCTGGAATGCGTTTACTGAGAATGACAGGACAAAAATACGAACAAGGATATGAAAACACTATCCGTATTCCTGCACGCGTCCCTATCATTCTAGGTGGCGGCTATATGGCACCGCATAATATCGGCATTAAAGGGCACATCGGTGTTTTTGCTATGTATAACCGTTCCTTCACTGAAGCTGAACAAATGGATCTCATCCAAAAGACTAATGCTGTAATGAAAGATAAAGGCATCATAGTTGGCTTAAGTTATTAAACAAACCAAATAATAGCGAGAATTATTATGGGTACAAAATACTTCTGCCTGCTAACTAACAAAGGGGCTGGAAAACTGGCCTCAACAGTTGAAGGCACTAAAAAAATAAAAATCACGCAAATGGCAGTCGGTGACGGCGGTGGTGCTCTACCTGCACCAAGCCCGTCGGCAACGGCTCTAATCAATGAGCACTATCGAGCCAGTCTAAATTCGTTGACAACCATTTCCGGGGAAGAAAACCAATTATCTGCTGAATTGCTTATACCTGAAAACATCGGAGGCTGGTGGATCCGCGAACTGGGGCTTTACGATGATGAAGGTGATTTAATAGCTATCGGTAATTGCCCTGAAACTTACAAACCAAAAATGGCTGAAGGATCAGGCCGACGACAAAATATTCGGATGATCCTAGCCGTTAGTAGTATCGAAAAAATTAACTTGATAACGGATCCAAGTATCATTGTTGCTACCAGAGATTATGTTGATGATTTACATTTAGTAGTCTTGGAAAAACTGTCAAATCATGAGAAATCACGAAACCACCCGGACGCCACCTTGCTGGCCAAGGGTCTCATTCAATTGAGTAACGACAGTAACAGTAGCAGTGAAACCCTCGCCGCCACGCCAAAAGCGCTAAAAGCTGTGAATGATGCCGCCGTAAAAAAAACCGGCGATACCATTAGCGGTGGCCTAACGGTAAATGGCGCCATTGAAACCAAATCGGGGCTGACCACCCCCTCGTTGTCGGTGAATGGATCAACCACTATTACCGGAGGACTTACGGCCAAGGCTAGTGTAGAACTTTACGGTTCTACACCGTACATAGATTTTCACTATAATAATAACAACGGAGACTTTGACACCAGATTAATTAACGATAATAAAGGAGTATTATCCTTCCACGGTTCAGAATATTTTATAAACGGAAAACTGAGTGCAACGGGTGATATTTGGATCGGTGGAAAAACCAACATTGACGGAACCTCTAGCTTCTATGGCGGCGATTTTATTACCAAAGCTGGAAATATAACTCTCGCTGACGGTAACCGGCAAACAAATGGTCTTCGACTACAAGGCCAGGGAAACCTTTTCACCGATATTTACCATTATGAAAAATTCGGTAATTATCACGAACTCGGCATTCACGTTGCTAATGGTGGTGCTGATGGTTGGTTCACTTTCCGCAACAACGGTGAATTTCGCGCTAATGGTGCAATCTTCGCTTCAGGTGCGATTTTACATACGGATGGTAATATTAACGGTAGCATTTGGGGAGGGGACTTAAGTAATTACCTTGACCAGAGCTATGTCCGTGACATCCGTCTGGCTAGTCGAGGAACGATTATTACTGATGGCAACATGACTGAGGCTCCCTCAGGAGCGGTAATTACCGGCGGTAATGGCAATGAAGGAAATGACGTTGGGTATATGTATTATCGAATGTTGCAAAAATATATTAACAATAACTGGTACACGGTGGCTTACGTATGAAAAATTTCGGCCCATTCTCTGCTTATAAACCTGAGAAAGACACACCAGAGGCAGCTCTTGCTGGAAACTCAAATATATTATTCATTAAAGACAATGATGGAAATGAATGGTATGACGTACAGCGTCACTTTAATGAAAAAACACTGAAGGTGGTTTTTGATAAAAGCGGAGTCATATATAGCGCCAGTTATGATGCATCGAGTTTATGGCCAGTTAACGCCTATATTGCTGAAGTTTCAGTCGATGATATTCCCGATCTATTCCCACTCCCTATCAAGGGTCTGGACTGGCAATTTAATGGAACAAAAATAGTACCGCGTACTTATACTGTCGAACAATTAAAAACCCAGGCTCAAAGAGAGAAGGATGTTTTGCTAAATCAGGCAGCAAAAGAAATAGCCCCCCTTAAGGATGCAGTTGATCTCAATATTGCCACTCCTGACGAGCAAGAACGGTTGAAAGCCTGGATGCTCTATCGAGTGCTGCTTAGCCGGCTAGATCCTGGCACAGCCCCCGATATTGATTGGCCGCAGCCGCCGCAGTAACACACTCAACGCCCCGCTTGGGGCGTTTTTTTTATCTTTATTTTTCCTGCTGTTGTACCAGATCCCATACATACCCAATGACGTGCGCCGCCGCACCGTGACGGGCATCCTGTTACTACCAACCACAAACGGAGTAATACTATGGGTGATTATCACCACGGCGTGCGTGTCCTCGAAATCAACGAAGGCACCCGCGTAATTTCCACCGTCTCGACGGCAATTGTCGGCATGGTTTGTACCGCAGAAGATGCCGATGCAACCTTGTTTCCCCTCAACACCCCGGTGCTGATCACTGACGTTCTGGCCGCCAGCGGCCAGGCCGGGAAGAAAGGCACTCTGTCACGCTCGCTGCTGGCGATTGCCGAGCAGGCCAAACCGGTTACCGTCGTAGTGCGCGTGGCGGAAGGCAAAGACGAAGCCGAAACCACCTCCAATATCATTGGCGGTGCCGATGAAAACGGTAAGTATACCGGCATGAAAGCCTTGCTGGCTGCACAGGCCGAACTGGGCGTGAAGCCGCGTATCCTGGGTGTACCAGGCCACGACAACCTGGAAGTGGCTACTGCATTGGCCGGCATCTGCCAACAACTCCGTGCTTTCGGTTATATCAGCGCCTACGGCTGCAAAACTGTTTCCGACGCCATCAAGTACCGCGCAGGCTTCAGCCAGCGTGAATTGATGTTGATCTGGCCAGATTTTGTCAATTGGAACAGCACCACCAGCAGTAGCGACATTGCCTTCGCCACTGCACGTGCGCTGGGTCTGCGCGCCAAAATCGACCAGGAAACCGGCTGGCACAAAACCCTGTCCAACGTCGGTGTGAACGGCGTGAGCGGCATTTCGTCCAGCGTGTTCTGGGATCTGCAAACCGTGGGTACCGACGCCGATTTGCTGAACCAGGGCTGCGTCACCACCTTGATCCGCAAAGAGGGTTTCAAGTTCTGGGGCTCACGCACCTGCTCCGACGATCCGTTATTCCAGTTCGAAAACTACACCCGCACCGCGCAGGTATTGGCTGACACCCTGGCTGAAGCGCACCTGTGGGCGGTTGACCGCCCGGTTACGCCTACGCTTATCCGCGACATGATCGACGGCATCAAAGCCAAGTTCCGCGAGCTGAAATCTGCAGGATTAATCATCGACGGCGACTGCTGGTATGACGAAAACGCCAACGATAAGGACACCCTGAAGGCAGGCAAACTGTTTATCGATTACGACTATACCCCGGTTCCACCGCTGGAAGATTTGACCCTGCGCCAGCGCATTACCGACCGTTACCTGGCGAACTTCGCCGCGTCCGTGAACAGCTAAGGAGACCTGAATCATGGCACTGCCAAAAAAATTGAAATACCTGAACCTGTTTAACGACGGCTTCAACTACATGGGCGTGGTCTCCGCCATGACCCTGCCGAAACTGACCCGCAAGCTGGAAAAATTCCGCGGCGGCGGCATGAGCGGTGCGGCGTCCGTGGACTTCGGTCTGGACGACGATGCGCTGGTTGTTGAGTGGACCATGGGTGGCATCGATGAGCTGGTGCTGAAACAGTGGGGCCGCGTAGATGCAGTGCCGCTGCGCTTTACCGGCTCTTTCCAGCGTGATGACACCGGCGAAGTTTCAGCACTCGAAGTGGTGATGCGCGGCCGTCACAAGGAAATCGACAGCGGCGACTTCAAGCAAGGCGAAGACACCGAAACCAAGGTCTCTACAGACTGTACCTACTTCAAGCTGAGCATCGATGGCAAAGAGCTGATCGAGATCGATACCGTCAACATGATCGAGAAAGTCGACGGCGTGGATCTGCTGGCGGCTCACCGTCGTGCCATTGGCCTGTAATTCATAACTTTAATGGCCAGCCGTACGCTGGCCTTCTTTACCTGACTGATAATTGGAAATCCCATGGAACTGAATGCATCCCCAGAAAATACCGTTGTACTGGAAACCCCGATCAAGCGTGGCGATAGCGAAATCCGCGAAGTGCAAGTCACCAAACCCAATGCCGGCAGCCTGCGTGGCATCGGTTTGGCGGCCCTGGCCAACGCCGACGTTGACGCCCTGATCACCATCCTGCCGCGCGTCACCTATCCGAATCTGACCAAGGAAGAGTGTGCGCGCCTGGAACTGCCGGACCTGATTGCACTGGCCGGCCAGGTGATCGGTTTTTTGTCGCCGAAATCGGCCGAATAAACATCGACCCCGTTCTGACCGTGGACGATCTGATGGCGGACATCGCAGTGATTTTTCATTGGCCGCCATCGGAGATGACCGGCATGACGCTGACAGAGCTAATAGGCTGGCGCCACAGGGCGCTGCAACGCAGCGGAGTAAACACAGATGAGTAATACCGACAGCAAAGAGGCGTTGGCGAAAGAGGACGCCGCCGTCCGAAACCTCAGCAAACAGCTGAGGTTAGAGCAGAAGAATTATTCTCAGTTAACCCAGTTACTGAAAATAAAAGAAGCACAGTCAGATATATTCCAGAAATTCGAGGAGATTAAAAATACCCGTAACACCTTGCCCAAATTTCTATCTTCGCCCGAGGATATCGAAACAACACAACAAGTTAATCTGAATTACGTTGTGCAAAAGGCCCGTGGCGCCATCGCGTCATTCCAACAAAACCGGCTTGAACGACAACTACAGGCAAAAGGAATAGATACTGCGGATTTAGTCGGAGCCCAACAACAAGCCCAAAAAAAACCGGACGTGACTCAAAGTTATATTAACCATCATCGCGGTACCGGCCAAAAACTGCGTCAACAAAGACGCACTGAGGTACTTGATGATTTTCAAACCCGTCAGAATGGAATTGGAAAAATTCGCGACGTCAGTTCGCAAGGCTTTGGCCTGGCCAACAAAGCCTTCGACACCGGTAAAAAATTACTGCTACCGGGGATAAAGTTTGAACAACAAATGTCCGGAGTACAAGCGCAGCTAGGATTAGATAGCGGCGATCAACGGCTGATCGCCCTGCGTCAGCAGGCGACCAGCAGAGCAGCCAAGGGGCAATCCGCACAGGATGTCACTCAGGCTCAATCCGCTCTGGCGAGCGCCGGCTATAACCCACAAGACGTTCTGGCTGCCGTTCCCGCCGCGCTGAACCTGGCCAAGGCTAGTGGTAGCAGCATTGATGAAGCAGTAAAAGCGCTGTCGGGCATTCGGCAGGCTTTTCAACTGCCTGCCGATCAGGCGGAAAACATCGCCGATGTGATGGCCAAGGCCAGCAGCAGTTATCAGTTGAGCCTTTCCGATCTCGATAAAAAAATGCAGGCCGCCGCTC